AGATGGAGCTCGAGCAGACGACGGACACGGACAAGGTCCACGAGCAGAAGCTCCACTCCCGCAACTGGATGGAGGCACAGTTCGACTTCCAGATCAAGGAGATGCAGGCCGGCGTGCTCGTCACCGACCTGTCGACGCCGAGTGCGTGAGGTGAGTGATGGCTGACGCACCCACCACCAACGCGATGCTGCGCCAGACCTACCTCGGCCGGGTCGACGGTGACCCGCCGGCCGCCGATCTCGACGGCGGCGAGGTCTGGTTCGACACCTCGACCAACACCTACCGAGGCTACGACGGCTCGAGCTTCGGTGACATCGGGTTCACGCCTGACGCCTGATCATGCCTGTCTACGAGAAAACCACCGGCGGCGAGGTGTACCTCCGCGGGATCGACCGAAACGTGTCGGCCGGCGACCGCGTCGACGTCAACGAGGACTTCGCGGAGTACCTGGCGGAGCGCGGCGACTTCCGCCCGGTCGACGTCCAGGACGCTGACTTCCGCGAGGTGGACGACGCCGACGCGGACGGCGAGTCCGAGCCTGACGGCTTCGACCTCGACGAGTGGCTTGACGATCCTTACCAGGACCGGGCCGACAGCGTCCTCGACGGCGACGTCGACGAGCACCTGGACGCGATCGGCGAAGAGGAGACGTCGACCACGGTCCAGGACGCCATCGGGAAGCGTCGCGCCGAACTGGAGGGCTAACTGATGGACGAGGTCGGCTACTGTACGCTGGAGGATGTCCGTCGCGCGCTCCGGAGTGCCGACCTCCCTGGCGACATCCAGCAGGACGAGCAGATCGCCGTCGACGCAGTCCTCGCCGAGACGGAGCCGCTCGAACGCTCGATCTCCCGGCACTTCTACGAGCCCAACGGGATCGACGAGGCCGATGCGATCGACATCCCGACGGCGCCGAAGACGCGTGACGACGAGCACGACATCCCCCGGAGCGCGGCGCTGGTCCACGGCGCGAGCGAGCGCGATCGCCACCAGTACCGCGAGAACAGCGACGCGCTGCTGGAGTCCGACCCGCGGCACGATCGGCAGCGGCGTGATCACACCCGAGACGTGAAGCGGGAGATCCGCATCGCGATCGGCGAGTACCACGACGGCTACCACGATGACACACCGGCGTACACGCGGATCACGCTCGGCCGGCACTATGTCGAGACGATCAACAAGCTGCTCGTCATCGGCGTCGACGGCTCCTACACCGACTGGGTGGCGAGCGACGAGTATAGCGGCGGTGTCGGGCTCAGCCACCGCGGTGAGGACTACTGGGTCCGCATCAACAACGGCGGCATCTCCGAACTCAACATCAACGTTCACGCCCTCGATGACGACATCCCGTCGCTGTCGAACGCTGTGTACGTCGACCTCGACCACGGGCACGAGGGCATCCCGCGGGCCGTCCGGCGGGCCGTCGCGATGCGCGCCGGCGCCGAGTTCGCGGAGGAGGCGACGATCCAGATCCCGGACAACGCCACCGTGTACAACGTCGAGACGAAGGCCGATCGGATGCGCTCGAAGGCCAACGAACTCCTCGAAGAGTACGGCGGCAAGTACGAGGACGAGTGATGAGCTGGGAAGACGCAGCAGCCGAGGCCGCACTCGACGAGGCGGCCGTCCAGTACCTCGGCGCCGACGGCCACATCCCCGGGGCGATCGAGGCGGCTCACGAGCGGCTTCGCGAGTACGCCCAAGAGTTCGACTACCGCATCGAGTCGGTGATCGACTCGCTCCGCGGCCCGGAGATCGTCGAGCAGTCGGACCGCCACTTCCGCATCCGGTTCGGTTGGGACCACGAGGCAGCGCCGTACCTGGAGTGGGGGACGTCCGACCACACCATCAAGGGCGACCCCATCCTCTCGTTCATCTGGGAGGACCGCCACAACCCGCCGGACTGGGTCGCCGAGGAGTACGAGCGCGAGGGCGGCGGCTACCGCGTCTTCCTCCCGGAGGTCGATGTCGCCGGCGTTCGCGAGACGCGCTTCGCGAGGCACGCCCTCGACTGGCTCCGTCGTGAGGTGGCGTCATGACTGCGCCCGAGATCCAGTGGGTGTTCGACACGCTCAACGCGATTGTCGACGAGACGTCGCTCGCGTGGGGCACCGTCGCGGACGTCCCGGACGGCGCCGTCCCGGTCCGTCGTGTGGACCGCAACGACTCGGACATCCACGACGGCGGTGGCATCAACTCCCGTCGGGGCGAGCTGACGAAGTCGAACTACATCAGCGCCGCCCTCGAGGACGACGTCGAGTCGCACGGCGGGTTCGGTGACGACTACAACGCGGAGGCGATCGTCTCGCTCCGGGTCGAGGGGCTCACCAGACGCGGGGGTAACATGGGCCACGTCGACCCGGACGGCGACGAGGGGATCGTCTTCGACGAGTTCTACGGCGCCGTTCGTGACGTGCTCCGAGAGAACGACCGACACCCCAACGTCATCGGGCGCAGCTACCACACGCTGTTCTTGGAGAACGGGACGAACCGCTCCAGCAACTACAGCGACTTCTACGAGTTCCGGCTTGACTGCCGGTTCGACGGCTACGCAGACGCATGACCATGACCACCAACACGACCGACGGAGGGAGTACAGATGACTACCGGCAGTAACGTCGACGTCGCGTTCGTCCACGAGCCGGTCGGCGACTACGCCGGCGCGCCGGACGACACGCAGTACAAGACACCCGGACGGAACGGCGAGATCTCCACCCAGGAGTTTGACAACTCCACCACCCGCCAGCGCAACTGGAGTAACGAAACCGAAGAGACCATCATGGGCGTGTTCGAGGGCGCGTTCTCGCTCTCGTTCGACCTCGTCGACCCGTGGTTCCTGAACCACGTGTTCGGGGCGCCACCCAGCGCCGGCGGTGAGAGCGCTGAGCCGTACTCCTACACCTGGAACTTCGTCAACGGTGAGATGCAGTCGAGCCGGTGGTACCTCGGCGCCGACCTCATCAACGGCTTCGCCGAGCGCCAGCTGGAGGGCGTCGTGTTCTCCGAGATGGAAGTCCAGATCAGCATCAACGATCCCGTGAGCGTTTCGCTGACCGGGTTCTACGGCAGCGAGACGCCGAACACGTCGTTCACTCCAGGGACGCAGCCGAAGGTGGACGGCACGCCGCTGATCTTCCACGGTGGCTCCATCCAGATCCCCGACTCGACGGACGTCGCCCGGCCGCAGACCGGGACGCTGTCCGTGTCGAACGGCGCCCGCCCGCAGCGTGAGTGGGCCCGAGAGCCCGTGGCCGCGGTGACCGGCGAGATCACGCCGACGCTCAACCTCGAATCGATCGTCCTCGATACGGACCTGCTCGAGCTCGGACTCGGGTCGGCCGACGGTCCGGCGACGACCGTCGACGGCGCCGCGGATGGCGAGCTCGCCTTCCAGTCGCCCGGAGCGAACGCGCTCCGCTTCCCGATGGAGGGGATCACCCACTCGGTGTACGGGTGGAACAACATCGGGAATCCTGAGGAGGACCTCACTGACAACAACGACCTCGTGATCGACCGACTGACAGCGGTCGCCGAGACGGCGGCCGCGGAGGCGAAGTGATGCCCCGCGACGTCATCGAACTCGACCTGGAAGACGAGGCCGACAAGCTGGCCGACCGGCTCGACGACCTCGCAGCGAGACAGCTTGACGGCGAGGTCGATGCCGGCCAAGCACAGGAGGTCGCCGGCGGGGTCGAACAGCAGATGTACGCACTCGAAGCGGCGGTCGACGAGTACGGTGCCGACGCGACGTGGTCGATCCGCTCGTTCACGCCGGGAGAGAAGGCCGAACTCACGGGCCTGATCCGTCGGGCGAAGGAGCAGGCTGACCGCGCCGGCCAGAACGCCGACGTCGAGGCGATGCTCGACAACTACTGGGCCGGCGCCGGTCTCGTCGACGCTCCGTTCCTCGACGAGGGCGCGAGCCTCCAGCAGCGCATCGCGGCGGTGCGGGACACGCCGAGCCCGTACCTCGCAGAGTTCATCGCGAATCGCGTCACCGAGGAGAACACGCTGGGAAACGGGCAACGGAAGAGTTACTCCGAGCGGCTCGCGGCGAAGAGGCAGGGCCAGTCGGACGGACCGACCTCGGACGAGCCATCCTGATGTACTGCGGGTTCACGCCCGACCAGTTCGACCAGTTCCGCTGGCGTGACGTGGAGCTACTCATCACCGCGTTCCCCTACCTCCAGCACCCACCCGTCGAGGTGACCGATGACTGAGTTCGAGACCCAGAACACTGTCGACGTCGTCATCGACGACCGCTCGCTGACAGAGGCGAAGGCCGATCTCGAGAACGCGCTCTCGGACGTCCCGGTCGACGTCGCCGTCGAGGCGAGCGGTGGCGGCGGCGGTGACGGTGGCCAGTGGCAAGAGCAGTTCTCGCTCTCCCGCGAACGGAACCGCATCCTCCGCGAGATCGCCGAGGGGATCGACGAGGGCAACTTCGACCGGGCGTCCCGCTCCGCTGGCGGGCTGCTCGGCGGTGGCGCTGCGGTGCTCGGTGCTGGTGCGCTTCTCGGCGTGGGCGCGCTCTCGTCGGTCCTCTCGAACTTCTCGTGGCCGTCTCTCCCGGAGTTCTCCTGGCCCGAGATGCCAGACCTAGAGCCGCCTGGCCCGCCGCCGGAGCCGGACTGGCACCCGCTCGACGTCGTTGAGCCAGACCCGATCGAGGTCGTCGAACCCGATCCCGTCGAGCTGATCATGTCGGACTCCGCTCCGGCCGAGGACCCGGCGCAGGCCGAGTCGTCGCAGACCACGACGGTGAGCGATCCGCAACCGGCGGCGAGGTCCGACCCGGCGCCGGCTGAGGAGTTCGGACGCGAGCTCGGCGGCGACCCGGCGGGAAGTGACGCCGCGACGGCTGCTGAGGGCGGTACAAGCTCGGATAGAGACATCTTAGATGTCCTGGGCCTCGGTGCTGCCGCCGCAGGGGGTGCGGCTGCGTTTGAAGGGCTGCGAAGATATGGATCGGGGGCTGCGTCGGGAGCCGGTGCCGCAGCCGGCGGCGCTGCGGCGTTCCTGACACCAGAAGCCGTCGGTGTGACTGATCCGACCCAGATGAACGATCGCCGGCAGCAGTTCAACAAGAACACACCAGACTTCCTCAATCTCCCTGAGATACCTGAAGACAAGTACCAGGGCTCGGTGTTCAGCGCCGAAGGACGCGAGGCACAAGCGCAGGGGCTTCAGGATATCGCGAGTCGCATCGAATCGGCCCTCGCCGACCTGCGCGACGACGTCCGAAGTACGCAAGAGGGCTCCGAGACATCGAAGCGGACCGATGTCACCGTTGAGAGCAACGTAACCGTCGACGGTGCGACCAAACGTGACGTGGAACGCGCTGCTGAAGAGGCAAAACGCAACGCGCTTCAGGAGTTCAACCGACAGATCAATGGCGGTCGCGTACGCTGATCTCGAAGTTCTTGCGCATCCTGTAATGATTCAATATCACGATCAGTAGAAGTCCGCTGACCCCGGCTAAGACATAATCGGTGCGAAGGAGCCCTGCTAATACCCCGTATAGACCGACGACAACCGAGCCGATCTCCATTATCCACTCCCGCGGGTCGCGGCCGATGCTCATACCGACGCCGTCGACGGCCGCGAGTAAAGAGGTTCGGGCAATCGACGTCCAGTTTCACATTCATACGACATGACAGACTTACCGAACGCCGACCGAGTCGCATCGCTCTCGATCACGGGCGACCCCGACGACACCGGTCGCCGAACCGCGACTTTCCAGATGTACACCGGCGGCGAAGAGGGGCTCAGCATCAACGAAGAGCAGCGTACGCAGGTCAAGGCGACGCCCGGGTCGGGCTTCCTCGCGCTGATCGACGGGACGATCGATGAGTTCGTCGACGTCCCCATCAACAAGGACCTCTTCATAAATTTGGGTAGCTCACAGTTCGCGGTCACCATCGACTTCAACTCGTGGGAGGGTGCGACCGGGCCGGACGGCGAGCCGCTCCAGTGGGGCGACACGGGCGACACGAGCCAGTTCACGCAGAGCGACGCGACGGGCGAACACCCGACGCGGCAGATCGCTTGCCTGATGTGGTGGCTTCGGAACACCCGAGTCTCCTCGATCGAGGGCGAGCTCTTCCCCGGCGCCGGGATCTTCGGTGACGGGCCGGCGGTGCTTCGCTACGGGCAGCATCGCGAGGACGGCGTGTACGATCCGATCGAGTGCGTCCTCGAGAACCCCGGTGCCGACTTCCCCGGCGCTTCGCCGTCGACGTTCACAGGATCGATCACCTGTATCGAGGCGATAGGGCTGGGCGATCCGATTGACGCAACCGCGAGGACAACCCGATGAGACGCTACTACCGCAGCGAGATCCCGGAGAGCAGCTTGTCGACTAGCCGTCTTGATGCCTCCCGTGCCCAGCTGGCGCGGCAGGGCACGCTCAACGGCGGCGGCCGCGTCGACCGCATCTCGGGTGATCCGGACGACATCCGCCTCGACGTCAACTACCGCGGCAAGTACGCCGAGCGCATCGCCCAGGAGCTCCGCGAGGTCATCGCCTCCGACGACATTGAGGCGGCGCCGTACGCGACCGTCGACGCGAGCCAGGAGACGGACGCCTACTACGTGGCGGAGCTCGTCGACAGCCAGCCCGCACAGCCACAGGCGCCTGGCGCCGTCTCGGTCGGCGCCGACCTCTCGAAGAAGGGCACGCGGAAGGAGGTCGACATCGCCGTCGAGACCGAGGTCACGCAGCCACAGCCCGGCCACGTGTTCGGCAACGTCACGGATTCGATCGTGGGTCTCCCCGCCGCGGCTCGGCGCGTCCGCATCGTCGACGCCACATCCGAACCAACTGCTCGCGATCGACCCACGCCAGTCGCGACGGTCGAAGCCGAACACGGCGCCGTCGAGCTGTTCGATGCGTCGAGTGAGTCCATCGACGATCCGGTCTACCTCTACGATCTGGAGTACGACCTCCAGGGCGACGTCGACGTCGGCGTCTGGGACACCTACGGGAACGACTCGATTCTCGACGCGGACGGTGTCGTCTGCTGGGCGCGTGTGTTCGACACGGCCCACGAGTTCGGCGAGGGCGAGCTCGTCCTCGAGAACGGCCTGCTCCGTCTCACCATCGACGAGCCGACCAACGCCGACGAGACGGCAACGCTTCAGGCCGAGGAGTGGGACGCCGGCGCCGACACCTGGACGGCAGTCGACCTGCCGAGCTACGCGGACGGGGAGATCGCGACCGACTGGCAGCCCGTCGACGTCGACCTCACCGCGCTGTCTCAGGTACGCGTCGCCGCGCAGGTGGAGTTCGAGGCGGTCGCCGGCACTGAGGAGGGCGATGTCTACTCGCTCGACGTCGAACTGGAGCGCGGTCGCGAGGCGCTGGAGGTGTGGATCCCGGAGAGCGTCGACGAGGCGATCCCGGCGGACCTGGAGGCGCTCCTTGAGCCGATCGCGTCGACGAGCGTGACGGATAGTGGCGTCGAACAGACGACAGTAGCGCGTGAGGAGGTGCGACTGTAGATGCCGACAGAGACGTTCACGAACGACGGGCAAGAGGTGACGTGGACGGTCCCGGACGGCGTGACGAGATAACCGTTGAGGCGTATGGCGCAAGAGGCGGAGATGGGAGTGGGAATATAAGTGGCCCGGATGTTACACTCCCGCTTAAGACAACGGGGGACGGCGGGAACGGAGGCTACGTCTCCGGTGACTACAGCGTGTCTCCAGGCGACGTAGTCACCATGCGAATTGGCGGACGCGGTTCGGACGGCGGGTGGCCGGACGGCGGAGACGGACCGCAACGGTCTGTACAAGACGGTTATCCAGAAATTCAGATCGACACTCAAGCGGGAAGTGGCGGCGGGTCAACGTCTGTCGACGTGGAGGGGACAGAGATACTCCGCGCTGGCGGCGGCGGCGGCGGAGGCGCGTCGTGTACTGCTGTCGTAGGCCTTGATCCCAGCGGGTCTACAAATATCGGGGACGGTGGGTATGCGCACACGCAAAACGGCGGCGACGGGTCGACAAACGCATCAGACAGGTACAATAGCGCGAGTGCGACCGCAAACGGCGGTGGTGCCGGCGGTTCCGATAACGGCGGTGGCGACGCGGTCATCGCGGGGGCAGACGGAGAAGGCAGGGGCATAGGCGTGGGGGGCGGCGGAGGCGGCGGAGATCGTGTCGGCTACGGCGGCGGTGTCGGCTCTGATGGGCAACAGAACCTCAACGTGGCTGCGGCCGGCTCCGGTGGCGCGGGGACGGAGTTCATACACACCGGCGTTAGCAACGCTAGCACCCAGAACGACGTCACGTCCCCGAACAACGGGACCGCCGGACAGGTCACAATCGAGTACGAGCTGCCGCCAGAACCCCCGAGTGACTTCACAGTCTCGGGGGGGAGTAGGGAGACCACGCTGACGTGGACAAACGACCCAGACGGCTACGACAGCATCGAGGTCTACCGCGCGACCCAGAGCGGCGGTAAGGAGACAGCCGACTACACTCTGGTCGAAACAATTGGCGGTGCGAACGAGTCGTACGCCGACAGCGGCCTCCTTGACGGCGAGCGCTACTTCTACCGACTCCGTCCAGTCGCCGGAGGGCTGACGCTAGACTTTTCTAACGAGGCCGACGCGACGACCTATCTCCCCGCTCCGACTGCCCTCAACGCGATCGATGAACGCAGCACAGAGGCAGATGTGTCATGGACGGACAACCACAATAACGGCGGTGTGCGCGTCGAGTATCGAGAAGACGATGCTGGCGAATGGGTCGTAGATCAGACCGTCGCTCGGGAGGTCGAGCAGGCGACTGTCGACGGTCTCCTGAACGGCCAACTGTATGGCATCAGGGTAGTAGCACAAACGACCGACGCCGAGACGGAGGACGAATAAATGCCCATCCAGATAACGACTGACCTTCCCGACGAGGACCAACCAGCCCTCGGAAACGGCGTCGAGGACGAGGTTGCCGTCGACCGCGAGACAGCGCCCACCAACTACGGCTCGGTCCGCATCCAGATCCGCGAGACGGGGCAGTCGGCGTGGGACTCGTCAGCCGTGGGCTTCGGCGAATTCGTCGGCGCATTCGACACGCTCACGATGGAGTTCACCGGGCGCGAGGACGGCGAGCAGTACCAGGTCCGGGCGCGGACCGAGACCGAACACGTCACCGGTGCGTGGACCGATCCGGTCGCGATCACGACGAAGTTCCCCGGCGCGACCGCGCTCACCGCGACGGCGACCTCCAAGACGGAGGTCGAACTGGCGTGGACGGACAACGCGGACAACGAAGACGGCCAGCGCGTCGTTCGCGAGCGCCGCGGGCCGGACGGCGACTGGTGGCCCGAACGCGTCCTTGACGACGCCGGCACGAACACGGAGGCGTTCGTCGACGACACGCCACAGGCGGATCGGGAGTACCGCTACCGCATCCGGGCGTACACGGAGCACACGAGCGCCGACAGCAACACAGTCACGGTCGAGACACCGGCGCTCGACGGCGTTCGATCCGTTCGCGTGCCCACCTCTGGCCCGTACGTCCAAGTCGAAACACCGGACCGAGCGGCGCCACTCACGCCGACGGTCACCGACATCGACTGGTCGCCCGACGTCAACCAGCGCCCGACGGTTGAGGTGACCGTCCCGCAGTCCGACCGGTGGGACGAGCTCATCGGCGAGCGCATGTGGGTGTGGCTCGACGGCACGCAGCTCCCGATCGACACGCTTGAGGGAACGCGCACGACCGAGGGCGACCGCGGCGCCGCGACCGTCCTCGAGGCGAGCGGCGCCGACCAGCTCGACGAGTACACGGATGACCTCCAGTTCGACGAGCGGGCGAACCACCTCGCCGCGGGCGACCTCCTCACCGAGTACACCAATTACGCGAGCAACATCGACGACCCGGCCACAGACACGCGGTCGGACGTCCTCATG